TCATCTCCGTCGATGAGATCACCGAGCCGGGCGTGCTCGGCAGTCAGGGTGTCCCAGCGCTGAGTGGCCCAGCTGAGCAGCTCAGTGGCGTACTGGTGGGCATCCTGTGGGGTACTGAACCGGGTAACAGAGGTGGTCCAGGGACGGGCACGGTCCTGCTGGGTGCCACGGGTGGCATGGAAGAGGCTAGTCTCAACCGAGAACCGGCCATTCTTCTCACGGTGAACACGGTAGGCATGGTCACCAACAAACACGGGTAAAGGGGTATTCATTCCCGACTCCTTGAAGAAAGTTGAGGGGCACGGTGCCCCCAAGGGGCCCCACATGGGGCCATGAGGGACCATGAGGGGTTGTATCAGGGGCCATATGGTCCCCTTGTACCCCCCTTAGGGGGCCATGAGGGGTTGTATCAGGGGCCATATGGTCCCCTTGTACCCCCCTTAGGGGGCCATACTCCCCCTACCAGCACGCATTATCTGTCACTCTTCCTATCTTACCATCCCCGAAGGTCCCTGAGCTGCCGTTCAAGGGCCGCCTTCTCCCTCCGGGTGGCCTCCAGGTCATGGACCAGGGCCTTGACCGACACCCTCAGGTAGTCGATGCTGTCCCTCATCTCACCCAGAGCCCGTTGCTGGGCCTCAGAGGCCCGCTGACGGGCCGCAGCAATCTCCCCGGCCCGGAGGGTACCCGGAGACTGCTGGCCCTCAGAGGGGCCCTGAGGGGCGGCATGAGGGTCGTTGCGTTCAGGCATCATGGTGTTGTCTCCACGCATCATCAGGGTCAGGGGTCAGCACAGGCACACGAAGGCCAGTACCACCAGTCGGATAAGTCTCAGGTCCATCACTCCGCCATCCTCCCCCCAAGCCACAGGCCCACCAACAGGAGGGCCAGGGCAATCAGGGACAGCATGGCAGCCCCGGTAATCAGCACGGTGTAGTCAAAGTCCATCATCGTCGTCCCTCCGCCTCATCCCGGTCACGCTCGGCCAGCACCAGCCCCCCGTGGTACAGCATCTGCAGTGCCCGGGCATGCCGAAGGGCATCCTCGATGGCCTCGACCAGCACGGTCGCCGCACTCATGCGACCCCACGGATCATAGGTAGTGGACAGATCGTCCATCAGCGAGGGCAGTCGTTCAACGATCCACTTCGCCTCGGACTCATGGTGGAACCTCATGCGGGCTCGGTACTCGTTCATCGTCCCTCCTTGGTGGCAAGGTATCGCCGAATCTCCGCATCGACCTGTCGCTTGAGCGTAGCAGGCTCGGGCAGCCTCGCATTCATGCCGGTCCACGCATCCCCATGGGTGTCACGGGCAGCCTCACGCCGCTCCTGCTTCCACGCTTCATACTGGACCCGACGGTCCGACATCCTCAGAATCTTACCACGCATCATGGCATCGTCTCCGTTGAAGGAATGGAAAGGGGGCCACCGCCCTTGCAGGCGGCAGCCCCGTCGTTCCTCTATCGTCAGGCCTCAGGCGAAGGAACGCTTGTTGATGTTGCGGGCCTCGGTCGCCGTCAGGCGGGCGTTCAGACTCCGGTTCAGGTTGCGGTTGAAAAACTGCAGGGCCACGGTCTGGGGCGTGGCCCCACCGGGGGCCACGGTCCCCGCGGGGAGGCCACGAAGGACCTCCCACGCCTCATCGAGGGCGGCATCGAACGCAGCGACGGCGGCATCACGGGAGGCACGAAGGTCGGCAAGGTCACCCTTGATCCAACCATCGGTCACCTTCCGCGTGGCCGCCTTCATCTCCCGCTCACGCTTGGCGAGACGAGCATAGACGACACCGAGCACCGCCGCATCATCAGCGGTGGCGTCACGGGTCACGGTCACGGTAGCGTTGGTGTTGGTCACGATTTACTCTCCGGCATGCGGACGGAATCGTCGCATCCACTGCGGACGCGACAAAAGCCACCGACGCCCGTGAAGGCACCGATGGCGTTGTCACGCCGGAGTCTGTCATGCCGGTGGTCGCATCGCCCCCGCTCGCCCCATAAGGGGGTCATGGCAGGGGAGTCCCCGCAGGGACACCGGCAAGGTCCGATTCGAGCCGATGCGGTTGCAACGGATGCCCGGACAGAGCATGCCCACTATTATCATCCCTCCCGGTGGGCCCGGGATCCTCCGCTCGTGCGGATGGCTGTACCTTCCCGATGGTTATTAACCCAACGGGTCCTTACACTCGAGGCGTGGTCGATACAGCCCGCCCGGGATCGGCCCGAGACCTTCCGCGTTGGGTGCAGCACACTACCACGAGCATAGCGAGCACACCGTCGGCATCCGGCCCCGGGGATCGCGGAACCTTCCCGGACTCGCGGCGTTCCATTAACCGCGAGCGAGAGTAGGTCCGATCCCGGTATGTCGTCCGCCGGTTCCCGTCGGCCCGGACCCGGGCCCGCGGGGGACGCTCCCCCGCCGAAGGACAAGTACAGTCTGCAGTGTGCCGCGTCGAATCCAAACCGTCGGACCCGACGATTTGCCGTCCGATAAACCACAACCCCGATGACCCGCAGACTCCGCCCAAACCCCCACGAGGTCCGATAACCCCCGCCGGGCCTGGGTAGCGGAACGCGCGCGCGATACCATACACTCCGCCCCAGTCAAGGACCGATAACGAGAATCTGTGCTCCGATAATCGGAAGAGGTCCGATAACCTCCCCGTGGTGCGGCATGCCAATCGGCTGGCACACCACACCACAGCGTCCGATAACTCCCCCGTGGTGCGGCATGCCAATCGGCTGGCACACCCCACCACAGCGTCCCATAACCCACGGTCCGAGAACCCACGGTCCGGTAACTCACGGTCCGAGAACCCATGGTCCGAGAACCCATGGTCCGGTAACCGAGAGTCCGAGAACCCATGGTCCGGTAATAGGGGGGTCCGAGAACCCATGGTCCGAAAAAGGCAGGTCCGATAGCCCCACCCTCCCCCCACGCCGTTATGGGACCGTCCGATAACCCCACGGTCCGGTAACGCACGGTCCCATAACCCATGGTCCGGTAATGGGGGAGGTCCGATAACGCCCGCTGCGTCCGATAACCCCCGGAGGTCCGATAACTCCCGAGGGGTGGGCGGAATCCCCCGTGGACTCCCCCGCGCTCGTCGGGCTCCGACACCTACCCTCCCCGTGGTCCGGGAGACTTTCGGATTGTCGGGGGAGCCCCTACCGCCTGCAGGGGCTCCCCTGAACCGCTACACTATCACCGCCCGATGCAATCCCGATAGGTGATAGTCTCGGCATCCCGCTTGCGGGCTCGCTTGCCGACCCACCTCAGACTCTTGCTGAAGGCTTCCCAGATTGCGATACGGTTCGCAACCTTGTAGTCCGGATGAACCGCACGAACCGCATAAACCGTTTGCCCACAACACGATTCACAAGTGGCGTCGCCCGAACGGAGCGTATCCTCGATCCGCCGCATGCAAGCCACGCACCCCGGGCCCGCGGAACAACGAGTGACGAAAGGGTAACCAGAAACCATAACTAGACTCCAGACTAGAGGGTACCTGTACAGTCTACGCTACGCTCCGGGCCCCTGCAAACCATCGGGCCGGATTCCGTCGGAAGGTAGGGAAACCTTGCGGCCTGTACCGCTTCCGATAATCCACAGGGGTTATCGGCCACCCGGTACGGCATGCCAGACGATTGGCACGGCGTACCCTGAGGTCCCATAAGCCCCACAAACGGCATGCCAGCCGATTGGCACGGCCTACCGTCGCGCCATTATGGGACGGTCCGGGAAGGTCCCGCCGGCGACAGGGGGGCACGGGGGGATTATGGGACGGTCCGATAACTAGACCCCACACGCCCCTACAGTACCCCCAATACCCCTCATCGGGGGAGACGCCCAGGGCCCGGCACCCCCACGTCCCCGCTAGGCGCCCTAGGAGCCCGCTGGAGCCACGCCAGCAGTTCAGACGGGGGACGAGTCCTCCGGATCTGCTGGGGCTCACAGAGGCTCCTAGGGGCCTTAGCGGGCAAGGGCCCCTCATGGCCCCTCAGGGGGCCTTTGGGCCTGACGGCGGGCGTCGTCGATGGCCTGCTGGCGGCGGGCGTCGTCGAACTCCTGCTCTTGGGGCAGCAGCTCTCCCCCCTGCTCCAGCTGGCGGGCGTTCAGCACCCGTCGAGGGACCTCCACCAGGACATCGTCGCGGATGGCCTTCCGCATGGCCAGGTTGGCCGCGTTGGGGTCGGGGGCCGGGCCGCCCTCCAGCTGGTCCAGGATGCTCAGGAGGAGCTGGGTCATCTGCTGGGAGCCGATGGAGGGGTACTTGCTGTAGACGTTCTCGGCGGCCCAGCGGGCCTGAGCGAACCGCTCATCGGGGCTGAGTCGCCCCTGCCGAGCATGGAGGTTGGAGAACATGAGGTGCCCGGCCGCGCGGATCTCGCCCTGGGAATCCAGCCGATCCATCTCGGCGTTCACGCGCTGATCCTGGATGGCCCTGAGAGCGTCCTGCTCCACGCGGGTTCGGGTGGATTGGGCCCACTGCATGGCGCGCTCGGCCGCGGCATCGACCTCTGCGGGGTCATAGGGGGACGGTGGAAGATTGGGCAGACGGCTCATGGGGTGGCTCCAAAGGCTTCGGTGAGCTTCGAGTACGATTCGGGGGAGATAGGCTGGCACAACAGCGTGACGGCGCAGGTGTACGGGGTCAGGGTCCCCGGTGGGAACCCGATTCCCACCGCTGAGATGCGGACATCGCCGCCCCCATTGGGGGCCTTGGGGGCCCCGATGAAGTAGGCCTGGCGGGCAATGGGGTAGGTCTGGGTCCCCTGGTGGGCCCATTGGCCCGTGGCGGCCACCACGTTGGAGAAGCGGCCGCTCTGCACGGTGGTCGTGGAGGAGTCCGGTCCGGACAGCAACGACACCCCGAACTGGGTCTGGCCGCTGATGATCAGACCGTACACGCCCCAGCGGTGCCCCTCCGGGAGCTCGTCACCCAGCGGAATGCCGGACGTGAACCCGGTGAAGCCAGAGGTGAGAAACGTCCCGGTCGAGACGAATCGATCCATCACAGGGTCTCCTGGTCGCGCAGGGTCCAGTAGTTGGAAGACAGGACCTCGACCCCGACCTGCCATTGCACTGTGACGTTGGTGGCCCCTGAGGCCAGGCTAAGAAAGTAGAGCTCGACTCCATCGTCCACGGGACTGAGGAACCAGAAATCGTGGGTGATGGGCAGGAACAGCTCCCCAGCCCGGTTGGGATGAGGCCCAAGATACATTGTGGCGCTCATTGGAACATCGTTGTCCCGCGATCGCACCTGAACCGAGCACGGCTGATTGGTCGTGATCTGAAGCCACCGGATGCCTGCCTGATAAGACGTTCCGGGATAATCCGATTCGTCGATGACAAGCTGGGTGGTCGGGTTTCTAAACGTCGCAGAACCAACGATTCTGAGCATGGGTCACCACTTCACCTTGTCCGCCCAGTAGGCCGCGCTCATCTTGCCGCGCTTGATGTTCTGGGCGTGCCTCGCCTTGAAGGACTCTCGACGCTTCCGGTAGGACTCCGACTCCCCCTTCTTCTTGGGGGAGCCGGAGACGCCCTGAGCACCGAAGCGGATCAGCTTGGTCTTGTCGCCTTCCTTGGCGAGGACCGCGTGAGACTTCTTGGGGTGATTGGGGGTCCGCTTGGGCTTGTTGTACCCCGCGAACTTTTCGCCTCGGTATTCGACGCTCATCAGGTGTATGCCTCCCGACGCTGAAGGTCCGCGTGAACCAGAACCGATGCCTGTTCCACACCACCGCCATCGTCAATCTGGAAGTAAAGGGGATAGGCCCCAGACACCGGGAAGTTGATGTTGATGTGGCTTGCACACCTATCGGCGGAGCTCGAACTCTTGAACCGCCAGATGTCTTCCCCAGAATCGTAGTCGCCGTCCTCGTTGAAGTCCTGGAAGATCCGAACAGGCACCGAGTGGTTTGACTGCTCCATGAAGATGCTCTTGATGATGATCACGTCACCCGAAGTCGGAGTGATAACGTTGTTGTTGAGGTCGCGCCAGGTAAAGGCGCCCTCACTACCGTCCTGACTGGACGCGGTTCCTCGAATAAACAAGTCTGTCTCCTTTGGTCCTGTAGGCGGCAACACGGGTGGTGCGGCCTTGTATGGGTGATTGGCGGGCAGGTTGGCCTGAAGATCCCACTTGTGGGCGAGATAGCCTTCGAGCTTTTGGCGGTCTTCAGTCGAAAGCGGGCCTTCGATGGCAATGGCTTCCGCGATTTCAGTATCGGCGGGTGCGGGAATATTGGAGGTAGCAAACACATTGATGTTTAGAGGATCGGTGTCGTCGCTGTTTCCGGCAGACAAGAACGATGCCCCCGTCAGGTCTTGCGCCCCGTCCGTCCAATGGTTTGCTTCAGCGTTGGCGTAATCAAGCTGGCCCACTTCAATGAACCAAGTCCCGACAATACGCGCTGTGCTACTTGTAGCTGTGGTATAGCTGTCACTGTCCAACCTGCGACCCGCAACGCCCATGAACGCCCCGCCGGGGTTAGGGTTCGACGTCAACACAAACCGAGTCGAGTTGGCGGCATCACCGCGTGAACACATCAACAGGCCTGCGTTTCCAGGCCCTGTTGCTGCTGGATATTTCGCCACCGCAACCCATGTGGCCGTCCCGATATTTCGGAACAGCGACGATGAGGTGTTCTCCAGTCTGTCCCCGCCGTCTGTGCGGATCACAGGCTTGCCGTTCAGGGCGTTTGCGACATAGGTGGGCTGGTCTGCTGCCGTTGCTTGAGACAGGTCGTAGTTGTTACCGCTCTTGTCATCCCACTGCGATACGGTCGTGCCGTTGAGCGTGATGGTGCCGCTGTCGTCCGCGTCAAGCCACAGGGCCAAAGCCGAGCCGAGCTGGTCCGGAGTCCAAAGCGCCATTAGATATCACCTCCGTCAAACTCGTTGAGGGCCGGCGGCCACTCTGGGTCTTCCACCGTGGGGGCCGAGATTCCGGCCAGCACCTCGGACAGCAGCATGGGCCAGACATCCTCGGCGGTCGGTACGGGAATCACCCACGCACCCGCCGCCGTCATCGAGGGCACGGCCCATCGGGTCGTCAGCCCACGATTAGTTACGACAGAGGCGTCCGAGGCCCGCACGCCGCGCAAGGCGGGGCCGCGGGGATCAAAGCGAGATGGAGCATTCAGCTGAGTCCACGCAGCCACATTAGCGACGATGGCGGCTTCCGCTGTTAGAGCTGCATTTTCGGTGTCGAACTGATAGTATAGCACTACACTCCCCACAATCAACGCCTGCCGCGTTCTTCCCTGCGCCGCTGGGCCTCGGTACGCACGCCGCGCTTGACCTGGGTGTTGGGGCGGTTGGCGTCCACGCGCTCGCCCCTCATGGACGCCATGACGTTGCGAGTGATCCCTGTCAGGGTCTCGCGGTTCATGGAGGGGTACTTGGCCTGCAATCGTCCGATTACCTTGGCGACGGTTTCCGATGTAGTTCGTGGCATTACATTCTCCAGCGCCGGGCTCGGCGCATGTGCCGCGCGGGGTCGCGCTGGCGGGCTTGTTTGATCGGTACCAGATCCTGAGCGGCCTTAAAGCCGTGCTTGGAGGACCACTGGTCCCACTCGTGAGCCTGCAAGACCGCCTCGTTGTGGCGGCGCTGCTGCTCGCGGACCTCGGGGTCGAGGTTGATGTGTGCCGTGAACTGGGCCACGGCGCCGTGCAGGGCATCGATCACGTCGTCGTGACCGAGCGCGCCTGCGTCAGGGGTGATGTGGGTGAGCTGGTAGGTCAGCTCCCCGCACTTGGCGGCTCGCTCTGAGAACACCAGGCGGTGGTTCTCCATGATGGGCCGCAGCGTGTCGATGATGCGGGTCTCCTTGCGGCCCGTGACGTAGTACGGCTGGACCTCGCAGGCACCGACCCACTTGGCCAGATGCGGCTGGAGGAGCTTCCCGTACGGCGATAGCTCCTTGCCGCCGCCATAGTTGGACTCGACCACCACGCGGCGCACGTCGTACGTCGAGGCGGTCTTGGCCAGCTTGGTCATCACGGCGTCGGACGTGCCGTCAGCACCCGCCGCCAGTCCGCCCGCGTCGAGGACGTAGATGACGCCGTTGAGGAAGGCAGCCACGCACCACCCCACGGAGTCGGCGCCGCCGCCCGAGGGGTCGATGAACATCAGCTTGTCCTGGAACGGCAGCCACGTCTCTTCGACCATGGCAGGCCGGTGCAGGTAGTCGCCGGTGAATCCGGCGGCTTCGATGTGGAGGATCCGCTCCGCGGTGCCCCACACGATGTTCGAGGGGCCCATGTCGGCGGGCGTGTCGAACACGATCAGGTTCTTGAGCTTGAGGGGGTAGCGCTCCTCGTCCGACAGCGTCGTGTCGAGAAGCATCTGGAGATTGTAGTAGGCGAGTCCGATCGCCTTCTTCTCCAGCAGGCGCTCCATGGGGAAGCGCTCGGGGTAGCTGGGCCTGCCAGAGCCTTCTTCCTTTGCCCGGCGCACAAGCCACTCGTCCACGTTGCGGCAACGCACCTCGTCGTCCGGGGGCGGTAGCTCGGCGGGCCAGCGACAGATGCGGTAGCCCGCATCGTCCAGCTTGTTGTAGATCGACTCCTCGGTCTGCGGGGTCCCCATGTACATGATGTAGCCATGCTCCATGATCAGCGACTCGCACTCGCGCAGCTTGCCGAACAGGCGGCCACGCTTGAGGACGGTGAGGCTGTTCTCGGGGATCTCCACGTCGTCAGGGATGATGATGTCGGGGTGGGAGCCGGTCCATCCGCCGAACACCGGGTACGCCGCAAAGGACGGGTCCTTGCCTGGGCCCGCCCCTCGGACATCGAATGCGTCCTCGGTGTTCTTGGCCTTCTTCATGGTCGGGGCCTTCTTGCCCCGGTACATCAGCACGTCCCGCTCCGGGTCGGGGCGGAGGTGCTGGAGCAGGGGAGAGCTGTCGAGCAGCTGCTTGACCAGCCCCGCCAGCTCGTTGGCCTTCTTGGCCACGCTGGACAGGACCAGCACCCGGACCGTGGGGTTGCAGTACCACAGCCACGCGATGAAGCAGCACGCGATCACGGACTTGCCGCAACCGCGCATGGCCTGCACCTGTTTCCGGGTGATTCCGTCAGGCGACTCCGACAAGGTCTGCATCCAGTCCGCGATGCGGTACTGGATCGGATCCGGCTCTCCGTACCCCAGCACTTCGGTGAAGTGGTAGTACAGGAAGTTTCGGAAGTCGTGCATCGGGTCCTTGGTCGGGTCCAGATGCTCCAGCTTGATCCGCAGCATCAGCCGGTCCCCGATGCCGGGAAGGGCAGCTTGGCCAGGCTGCCGCTGATTTCGTCAAGAGCGCCCCCCGGGACCGGGAACGCGGCGATGCTGTTGTCCTTGCAGAAGCGCAGCGCTGCGTTGATTGCCGCGGCGTCGAACTCGCCGGTCTCGACCATCTCGGCCAGCTTGGCCTTCAGCACGATGGCCGTCAGCTTGTGGATGTCGGCTTCGGTCTTGGACTGTTCGTCGGGAGTCATTCGTCCTCCAGCTTGCGAAGGCGGTGCTCATGGTCGTCAAGGACCGTGCGAAACTGGCGCACCTCGTTAGTCAAGGCCCCGAGCTGGTTCGACATGCGGATCAGCACGCCAAACACCCCGATGCCGACGAGGATACCGAACATTTCCATCACGAGCCTCCCCCAATCTCACCGGCGCGCTTGAGGCCAGCATTGAAGGAGTCTTCCTTTTCCTGACGCAGTCGGGAAGCAGCCCCGGGCTGCGGAGCAAACACACCCGCGAGCGTCCCAAGCAGACCCAGCAGCGCGACACCGCCGGGAAAGGGGGACTCACTGACCTGGTCCAAGCCCAGGTTGACGGCGCTGGCAATGATGTCGCGAAGAATCGCGGCCTCCTCGGCCGCCACGTCGTAGCGCAGGAGCTCGCGCTCCACGTCGTCCACGAAGGCGTCCCGGACGTAGGGCGAGTCACGGAGCGAGACCTTGGCCTGGCCGCCGTTGGCGTCCCGCATGCCCGGGGGCACGTCGTGCTTGATGAGCGAGTCCACGCTGCACCCCTGCATCGCGCCGAGCGAAAGGCCGGCAACGGGGATGAGGGCCGCCAGGACGGAAGTGGTTCGATTCTCACGAATCCAGTTGATCATGGTGTGGTTCCTTACGGAGGGACGGGGATGTCGAACTCGTCGAAGTCAACGTCCGGGTCAACATAGTCTTCAAACTGTTGACCAGTAAACCCGGACGAAAGAACAACCCCGGCAGCCGCAGCTTCTACGGACTGGGTCGTGAGTTCTTCCCACGCATTGATGAGAGGAATGTTGTTGATGTTGTTTGCGACCGTCGGACCGTCCATGGCCGACGTAGCCGCAATGGCCATGTTCAGTATGGGGCTTTGGGCTGACCCGATGTTGACGGTAGCCATAGCCGCCGCCACCAGACCCAGGCCAGCGTTAGCGCCGAGCCCGAATCCACTGTCCGAGCAACCCAGCGCAGCAGAGCCCACGTCGGAAGAATAGCTGCCTCCTCCGGTAGAGTCCCACGCCGCCGCTACGGCACGCAGACGGCCAACCCCGCAGTACTTGTTCAGGTACACGATCTCGGTGGCGCCCTCGCTGAAAGAGTTCAGCGAGACATCCCCCGCCGTGGTCCTGGTGACTTGGACGCGCATACAGTGGTCAGTAAACGGGTCAGACCCGAGGTTGCCCTGAGTGAACGACGCCCCGCTGCTGCCTTCCCAGGTGTTGGGGTCGGTAAGCGCCGCATTGGGAGTAGAGCCAACACTGACGGTGAACCCAAGATCCGGGGGCAAGATTAGGCCAAACTCGATTTCGATGGGGGCGGTGTCTCCAGACGGAGTCACGGGGACATCGTCTGGCTCGGTGTCGCCGCCGGGCAGATTGACTCCGCCCCAGCCGCCTCCTCCGCCGCCACCAATGACCAGCTCGTCGGTCGCCCCCTGCGGCGTGTTCAGCACGATGCCGGGCCACACGATCTCGTAGTCGGTCCCTTCGACCAATGGGAGGTCGTTCTGGTAAACCACAATGGCACCGTCTCCACCCCATGAGGGGCCCCCGAATCGGAACGTGGCTCCGGCCCCGACGAACGTGAGGTAGTTCCACGCCCGGGGGAAGATGGAGTTGGTGAGGACATGGCCTTCGTAGAACCGCGGCAGCAGACACGCCTCCTCGCGGAGGAACCGCATCTGCTTTTGCAGCAGCGTTACGACGGCACTGTTCCAGCCGATGGGGCCGGTGGTCTCGATGTCCGCCCACAGCGCGTCGATCTTGGTGGAACGCCGAACCCGCACGTCACTGCTAGTGGGATTGGCGCCACCGCCCGATTGCAGCTGGAGGGTCTTGGCCGATGCGTCCAGGATCACGAAGGTGGTTGGCGTCCAGATCGTGGATGAACCATCCGTCTGGTTTCCAATCTCTACGATGAGCTGGTCAATGGGGTCGATGGGCGCCCCCGGGATCCCCTCAAGCAGCTCAAGCTCCGCGTACGAAATCGTGGAGCGAGAGGTGCCGCCGGCATCGACGATCGAAGCGCCGACGAACGGGTTCGTGACCGGCTCTGCAATCGGTAGCCCCGTCAGGGCCGCCAGATCGGAGAGCTCACACATCTCCTGATAGATGTACAGGAGCTGCGTCCAGAAGAAGTGCAGCGACTTGCCGCTGGCGCGTGCCCCGCCGTAGGGGCGGACCCAGGGGCGGTCCTGCCGCGTCTCCCGGAACAGCGTCACGCGGGTGGAAAGGTTGTCAGGGGCGGGGTCGATGGTGATCGTGGGGAACGTGGTCGCCCCAAGCAGCGCATCGGGGATGTCAACCTTCCGCATCATGGTGTCCGGATCGATCGGGGTGCTGGTGTTCGGATAGCTGCTTTGCGTAAGCCCGGTTTCATCCACCACCTTGACCCACTCGGGGCTGCCGGTTGCCCCGATGTCGATCCAGATCTCGATATCTCTTGTACCGCCGCTACTTCCTCCGCCGTCCTGTCCGTTGAACCCGATGGCAGAGACCAGCTTGGGCACAGTAAACACCACATAGTGGTGCCTGTTTGTCCCACTAGTGCTGAAGTTGCCGTCCGTGGTATCGTCAAGATCGTACAGGTTCTGGAAGTTCCAGCCCCCGGCGGGATCTCCAATCGGGTTTTCCGGCTCATCTGCCGGGGCCGTACCGGCAAAGGGTCCGCCTTCGTTTGTCGAGGCACCGTAGACTTCGTTGGACTGAACGGGAATGCGGTTCCCGTTCTCGTCGTAGTACACTACCTCCTTGAGCGAAGGCGAGTCGGTAAAGCCCGACGTGTTGAGCTTCGTGATGGAATGCACGAAGACGCGGGTGACTCGAACTGCGTTGTCGGCAAAGACGCCCTCCGAGAACGTCCACTTGTTGGTCGCGGGCCGTACAAGGAGGGTCGGGTCATCGTAGGTATACTCGGTGTCCCCGACCACAACGCGGACCTGCTTCTCAAGCGGAGCGTACCGGGTCGGGAGCAGAGAGAGCGGCAATGTCCACTTGGTCGGATCGGCGGGATCCAGATCCCCGCGAGTGGCGGAAAAGTAGGACCGCCCAAACTCGATCGACATGGGTTACTCCGGGTAGAGGAACTCAAGGTCCTCGGGGAAATAGTCGGTGACGAAGTCGCCCGCAACGGGCTCGGGCAGCGGCTCGATCTCCGCCTTGCGCGCACGCACGCGGCGGTACCGTCCGTCGCCCTCGATGGCGGCCCCGATGTCGGGACCACCGGCGGCCTTGATGCCCTGCGTGATTCCGGAGGCCCACCAGGAGCGGTAGCCCGGCATGAGCCGCGCGGCCGTCCGCCAGGTCCGAGTCTGCACCTCGGAGTCCTCCGCGAGCGGAGAGACCCCATGGACGGTGTCGAACATCATGTCCGTGATGGAGGCCATGGCCCCCTCGGCCGCCGACTCGCCCGTGTCCACCTTCTGACGCCGACCGTTCAGGGTAAGCGCATCCACCGCAGGGCGGATCATGGTGGACCACTGGCCCAGCAGCGGCACGTTGGTCAGAGTCCGGAGCACGAAGTTGTCCGGGTCCTCCTCGATGTCGGCCATGATGTCCTCGAAATCCCGGCCCTTCCAAAGGTCTCGGACCATGCGGTTCATGGTTTCACCGGCGAGATAGACCATCATCATTCCGGCAAACGCCCGAGCGGGCATCTGCGCCCCATCAAGGATGTTGTTGTCGTACCACGACCGGGCAAAGCTGGTCATGGCAAGCTGGGTGCGGCCAAGCCAGGTTCGGTTGGCCTGAGAGGTCGGGGCCTGCATGATGCTCTGCTCCGACACTCGCTTGTGGATCGTGTTGACCATCATGTTCCGCAGCCGAGCAAAGGCATCGTCATACAGCGCCTGCGCATCGGCGGTCGGGGCGGAGTAGGTCATCAGTTCGTTGAAGTCGAGAGTCTTGAACAGACCCTTGTCCTGCAACGCGCCCGTGGCTTCACCGGCGGCACGGAGAACCGCCAACCGCTCGGGGTCCAGAAGACCCGCTCGTTGCATCTTTTCTGCCACCTGCCAGTTGCCCCCGAAGCCCGCTTCGCGGACGATTCCACGCCACACCTTGAACCGGGCTTTGATACCCCCGCGAGCCTCTGCGGCGTCCAGCTCGGCAGCCCTGTTTCGCAGAGCCACGGAGGCCTTTTCGGCGGCCCGGAAGAACCGGCCCGTTTCATCCAGCATCGACTGGACGTGGAGCATACGGGAAAACTGGGTGAAGTAGTCCATGCCACCGACCGTCATGGCCGTGGCCGCATGGGCCCTCAGGACCGCCGCGGTACGGTTGCCGGATCCCGGCCGGGCCTTGGAGGCCTTGTCGAACACGTCCATCCACGGGGCCAGCAGCTTCGGCACGAGTCCGAACTGGAACCCCTCGGAGTGGATCGCGCCGCCGGTCATCCGCTCCAGAGTGTGGAGGCGGTACTGGCGGAGCGTAAGGCCGAGGGCTTGAATCTGCGCGCGCATCTCTTCGCGGTTGCGCAAAGCCACCTTGAAGATGTCGCCTACCCGCCGGACGATGTCGGTCGGACCGTAGATGCGGGAAAGAAGGGCTTGAGTCACTTCGGTGGAGAGCACGGCCTGGCCGATGCCGGAGCCGTACAGCGCCCCTGCGCTGGCCGTGCCGACTTCGCCCAGCCACTCGCCCAGCGCGTTGGTCTGGTCCCGCAGGGTGGGCATCCTACCCTCTGCATAGTGCAGCTTCTCGCGCAGGGTCTTGATTCCATCGTCCCACAGGCGCTGCTCCTCCAGAGAGAGGCCGGCGGGACGGCGCTGCGAGATCCAGTCCAAGGTCTGCTGCATGGTAAGACCATTGATGCCCCAACGCTCCGAGTGCCGCGAGTTGTTCATCACGCGGAAGCCGGTGTGCTGGATGTACTGGGTAGCACCGTGAAGGAAGCGGTAGTCGATGAAGCGGTCAAGCTCGGGGTTGGACCACATGGTCTCCTCGATGGCCCGCTCTTCGGGGGTACGGCGACCGCCGGGGCGCTTGATGAACACCCGTCCCTCACCGGCTTCGGTAAAGGCGTCGTCGCCGGTCAGCTCGGAGATGATGCGATCCGTCTCACGCTGGAGGGGCGTCTTGCCGTCCGGCCCCGCCTTCTCCAGCGCGGTGAGGTACTCCTCCTCCGACACCTTGAGGGCGGCCAGATCGGAGCGCTTGAGCCCCTTGACCGTGGTCTTGCCGTTGAGCTTGCGGTCCTTGGCGAGACGGAACACCACCTCGCCCTTGCTGACGCCGCGCTTCTCCACGACGCCCATGGCCATCAGCACGTCCATGTTCAGGTTGTCGGACTTCTGCCACGCACCGGCCAGGTGCCGCATGATCGCCAGACGAAACTCCGCCTGATCCTGCATGACCGCGCCGACGTTCCAAAGTCGGGGGAAGAACCCATCGGCCTTGTCGAACATGCCGATGCGCTCGGCGGTCTCACCAATCTCGTCGGAGTGCTTGCGCCACAGGGCCGCCATGGCCCGCACGTCGGCGTCGGAGGACTCCTCCACACCGACGATGTGACGGATCACGGCTCGGTCGAAGTCTCGTCGAGCACGCCCGTACTTGACCACCCTCCACCCAGAACCAAACTTGCCCTTGTCGTGGAGGCGCTTGTATTCGTCCACCAGCTCGGAGGCGCGGACGCTCATGTCGATGCGAACGTCCTCCATGGTCCGATGGACCTTGGTCGAGTCGGGGCGCAGGTCCCCAACGCGCAGCTTCTGGTGGTCGAACTCGTGCGAAATCTCCCGCAGGATGGCCATCGGATTCCGCACGGTCTGGTCGAGGCCGGTTCCGGACTGGGCAATGCGCCGCAGGAAGCGGCCGAGCCCCCACCCGTTCAGCAGCTTGCCGACCATGTTGCCGTCCTCAAGCAGCGCATTGCCGCTAAGGTCGAGCGCATCGGCCATCGCATCCAGCGCCTCAAACGCCTCCTTGCGGGTCGTCACCACCTTGGTGGCGTTGGCCTGCATGACCTGGGCCACGGTGGGACCCGTCGGCGCTTGGGCCTTGGGGGCCAGCTTGGCGATCGAGGCTCGAGCGGCCCGCAGGCGGGTCTGGAGGTCGTCCAGCGCCCGGCCCGAGAACTTCCCGGAGGCGATGTCGCGCTGCAACACGGCGGCGGCCTGGATGGCCTTGGACAGCGGGGAGCCCTTGAAGCCCCTCGTGGCGTCGAAGGCCACCTTGGGGTCGGCGTAGGCACCGGCCCGGCGGGCGGCGATGCCGTCGAAGATCGGGTCCCAGCCGAACTTGAGGTTCGGGTCCTGCGCCAGCTGCTCCAGCTTGCCCTCCACGCGGGCCGCGTAGCGCAGCTCGGAGGGGGTCAGGGGCCGGGCCTCCACGGTCCGGCGAAGCTCCACGGCCTCGTCGAGCCAGTACTGGAGGTCCTTGGCCGTAGTCGGGCCCACCCCTTGCTTGATGCGGGCGGCCTGGCGCTCGATGCGTCGGAGGACGAGCGGCATGATCTTGCGCGCCTCGTCAACCAGCTGGTCCACGGTAGCCCCTGAGGGCAGCGCCCGGCCCGCGAGACCAAGAGCCTCGGCCCAGCCGGTGCGCTCGATCGCGGAGCCCATGGCGTCCTCGATCTCTTCGCCGATGCCGCGGATGCGGCGGCCCTCCTCGACGGCGTCGGAGATCACGCGGAGGACCGCGGACTTCGGGATGGGAGTATCGCCCACCGCCTCGGCCACCGTCTCGATGACCTGCGCCACGTCGAAGCGGGTCATGCCCGCCTGGCGCAGCATCTCGTCGTCGAGGTAGGGAGCCAGAGCGTCGAGGTCGTCGCCCATGACGCGCTCGGCGGCGCGCTGGATACGGATCCCGGCGTCGTCCACCAGCGCCTGAGCCCGCCAGTTGTCCAGCGAGTGGGCGATGGGGGACGACTCGGCGGAGCCTCCGGCGGCCTCGGTCACGGCCCGTCGGGTCTCGTCGAGGTTGCGCCCGGCCGAGCCAGCGAGGATAAAGCCGAGGGTGGCACCGAGGCCGACGCTGAGGCCCAGCTCCGCCCACGAGAACTCATGTTGAAACTCGGGGGAGTCGAACAGGATCTCGCTTTCGGCCATGCGCTGCTGCTGGGACACGAGGTTCCACGCGCCGCCGTAGGCCCCCAGCTCCACCGCGATCGCGCCCCGGCGGCTCAGGGCCGTCGTGAGGCCCGCGTGAGCGACCGCAGGGGCCCGCAGAGCCGTCCGGACCGCCGAGGCGGCCCCGGAGGCCACCGCGCCCGTGCGGATGGCAGGAGCCACCTCAGGGGCGTGGAGGATCAGGCTCTGGGCCGCCCCCTTGATCCCGGCCGAGGCCCGCAGCACCGCCCGGCCAGCGGGCTGGGCAAGGGTTGCGGCACCACGGACGGCCCCCGAGGGGGTCACGATGGAGGGGAGGAAGGTGGGGTCGGTCAGCAGGTAGTTGGTGACGGCGCTGTTGACCCGGCTGGACCACTTGAGCGCCAGCCCGGCCTCGGCCTCCCAGTTGCGGAAGTTCTGGACCGCCTGGGCGTGCATGAGCACGCGGTTCTGGATGTAGACGAAGTGGTCCCGGTTCCGGGCATCGCGCAGCATCTCCGGCAGGTCGAAGCCCTCGCGGGCCGCGATGGCTGCCAGCGAGCGGTTGCCGTCGGTATCGAGCCACTCGCGGACGGCGTTCTCGGAGTTGAAGTCCTCGTCCTCGAACTTGAGCTGCTGGTCGAACCCCGCCACGTTCTGCGCGGGAGAGACCCGGTTGCTCAGCGCCTTCCAGCCGGACACAGCCTCGCCGGTGTCGCCCAGCTGGCGGCGCATGAGGTTGCCCGCCCCCAGCGACACGAAGCGCTGCTCGCCGGGGATCAGAGGATCCACGACATAGTTCATCAGCCAAGTGGCGACGTTGCCGCTTTCGATCGTGGCGGCGTTGATCTGCTTGTCCCGGAACGTGGCACCCCAGTAGCTGATTCGCGGGGGAGCCGCGGTCGGCTGGAAGCCGGTCTCGGGAGAGCCGCCGATGTACAGGCGGGGCTCGTAGTCCTCCGGCTGCAACAGGTTGTAGCGGATCTCTGAGGGGCCGGTGGGAGAGAAACGTCCGGGCATGGTAGACTCACTGGAAGGGGGTGTTGACGCGGGTGCCCTGGCCCGGCACGAATCCGGGTCCGGATCCCATGGGGCCGCTGGGCGGGGCGATGCCGGAGCCCGTGAAGGGCGTGCCGGGTCGGACGAAGACGCCTCGGCGCTGGGGCACGAACAGGTCCGGGTTGATGACGTTCAGCACGGTCCCCTTGGGGATCACGACGCTGGTGCCGTCGGGCCAACGGAGAGTTGCGTCCCGCACGGAGGTGATGTGGGGCAGACGCTGGCCGCTGGGGTCCTGAGCGCTGACCACGAACCCGCCGTAGTTGGCGCGGGAGTCGAGGAGGCGGTCGGTGATCTGATCCCCGAAGGACCAGCGGGGCGTCAGCACGCCCTCTCCGAACGGATCCTCCTGCGTGAATCCGGGCATCGTCCGATACCACAGGTCTTGCAGGGTATGGGGGGTCTCGGTGGGGCCCAGGTCGAGCGCCTCCGCAAGGAAGGCACGGTACTCGGGAATGAACGGGCGGGCCATCTGCGCGGAGACATGCTCCCCCACGTCCTGCCCCGCCTCCCCGGTGTACCCCTGGGGGTCCACCACGAGGCTCATGCGCTCACCGACTTGTCGGAAACGCCAGCCGTCGCGCTGGAGCCAGCCCCAGAGCATGGAGCCGATCTGCGCGTCGTCGAGGTCCGGGTTCACGGTCCTGCCCGCAAACCACAGCTGCCGCATCATCTGCCCAGTGCCGCCCTGGGAAAGGAACATGGCCTGGAGCTGGGATTGCACGGCTCGGTTGTAGCGGTCGCGCTTGTTGGGATCGAACTTGACTCCCTTCTGCGCGTCGGTCAGGATGTCGGCCATGACCTGCGCCATGTTGCCGGCATTGCTGGTCTCAAGGTTCATGTCCGCGGCCTCGCCCCTCAGCCACCCGGCGACCGGAGGAGCCGCCAGGATGTCCTGGACTTCGGCCATGAGCTGGAGCGGGTCTGCGGCCACGGGCTGAGGGCCGGGCGCTCCCAGACGGGAGTGGATGCGCACCCACTGGGCTGCGGCGGCCTCGTTGGCCGACACGCCCTTGGCGGTCAGGAAGTTGTCCCACGCCTCGTTGCTGCCCGCCTCAAGCGAGAGCGCGAAGTGCGCAAACGACTCCACGCGGTTCGGGTCGCCGCTGGACAGCAGCGCCAGCTTGTCGCGGACAAGCTCGGTCGGCATGCCGTACTGGGCCTGCGTGTCCGAGTTGCTCCACTTGCGGGCCTCGCTGACGGCGATGACGCGGTTGAGGTCGCGGTTCTCGTCCGAGTAGTCGAGGGGACTACCGTCCCACTGCTCGATGACCGAGCGGGGGACCTGGGCCTGCTCGGCCACGGACAGTAGCTGGGCCTTGAAGGCGTCCAGCTCTTCGCCCGACAGGGGCGACTGGCCCGAGGCATTGAGGGCCGAGGGGCTCATGTGCGCTCGGCGCTCGAAGGAGAAGCGGTGGGCTTTGTCCGCGTCACCGCCGGGCTCCCCGCCGTACACCGTGTTGGCGTTGGCGGCTTCCTCCACCCGTTGCAGGGCGGCGCGGGAGATCTGAGGTCGGATGCTGGCGACTTGGGCGCGGACGGCGCCTACGATGCGGATCCCTTCGGGACTCAGCTCGGCCGGGTCCCGCAGGAGCCCCATCTGCCCCAGCAGCTCGTTGGCCCGCATGTCGAGGGGCGTCATGCCGGTGACGGGGTCGGGGGACACGAGCGCCGCGTCGGGGTTCAGGGCCGGGCGGTGCATGACGCGCCCATCGGGCAGCGTGACCACCTCGGTCTGAAGCTCCCGCAGTCGCGTGATCTCGGCGTCCATGGCCCGCCCCGCCGTGCGCTCGGCCCGCGTCAGCAGGTCCGCAGCGATCTGCGCCCGCTCACCGGGCGAGAACACGGACTCGCCGCCGATCCGGAGGTTCAGGACCTCCGAGGCCGCCCCGAGGCGGTCCATGGCGTCGAGGCCATAGCCGCCGTCGGCCATGGTCTGGAGCTGCTTGAGTGCGGTCGTGCGCGCGTAGGTCAGCTGCTGGTCGGGCGTCAGGTGGTTGAGGCGGTCCCGAAGGGTCACCTCGACCTGATTGCGGAGGCGCGAGGGGCTCTGCTCCCCGGTGAGGGTGGAGTAGAGGTCCGACTCCAGCTGCTGCGTGCCGAGCAGCTCGTTGCTGTCCTGCACGCGCTTGGTGTGGACGCCGATGAGGTCGTCGCTGATTCGGAAGGACTGCTTGATCGCCTGATGGATCAGGAGGTCGGCGTCCTCCTTGGACATCTTGTCGAGGTCCACGGCCTGGGACAGCTCGGTGAGCATCCAGTCCTGGACCCGAGCGCCGATATTGGTGCCGTCCCCGATGAGGGACGCCTCCAGACCAGCGTCCTCGGACAGCAGCTGCCGAAGCTGGAGCGAGGTCTGCTCCATGGTGCGGGCCGCGGCGTTGAAGGACTGCTGGCGGGCCTCGGCGTTCTCGCGCGAGACCTCCTGCGCAGCGCCCTTCCACGCCTGCTCCCACAGCCGAGCCTCCTCGGCGGAGCCCGCGTTGACCATGCGGGTGCGGAACTGGCGCTCCGCCCACTCAATGCCCTTCTCACCGGACTCCAGGAGGATGGTGCGGCGGGCCTCGTCGGCGTTGCGGAGGCGGCGCTCCTGCATGCCGCGGGCGGCTCGGGACAGATCGCGCTCCACGCGGGTCGCGGCCTGCTCCTTGAGGGTCTTGAGGCGGTTGTTGATGGCGGCCCGAGCGTTGACGGCGGATGCCACGCCTCCCGCAGCCGTCAGTACGGCGTCACGGAACTGCTCGTACTCGGACTCTTCGGGGGTGTACTGAGGCGTCACTTGCGTCACGGAGACGCTGGGGGCCGTAAACGTGGGTCCCACGCTGCCCGGCCCGCGCTCGACGGGGGTTGCCATGTGTTACTCTCAGTCGAACAAGCCCGACCCGCCGAACAGCTCGGTGAGGTCAAGGCCGGGAATGTTGAGGTTGTAGCCGATGTTGTTGCTGAACACCTGAATACCGCCGGGGCCGTAGCCCGCCCCGTATGACTGCATGGTGGTGGCCAGCTCCGCCTCGTCCAAAAGCGCCTGAGCGATCTGCGTACCGAAGTTGATGCCCTGCACACCACCCTGAATGGCCGCCATCACCGGGTCTTCCAGCTGTGGCTGGTTGGCGACGATCAGTGCGACCTCCTTGGCGGCGGCATTGGCCTCCACGATGGCGGCCTGATCGGCGGACTGGGCCGTAGCGGCGTCGGAGACGGCTGCGCCGGTGCCCACGTCGCCGCCCCCGGTGCCCCGGAAGGCGCGCGCGGCGGCTTGCTGCCCCTGGAACTGGGCCAGGTTGCGCGCAATCTCCCGGCGCTGGGTCGAACGCTCCATGTCGATCTGCGTTTGCCCGGCCGTGATGCTCCGCTCAGCCGCCCGGAGGCGGTTGACATTGGCCGCAGCCGCGGCACGAGAGCTGATCTCCGCAAAGGCGGTGGCGGATCCGGCGATCTCGTCCTGTAGCTCTGCCATGGGTTACTTCTTTCGCTTGTTCATGTTGCGGTACAAGGACATGGTCACCTTACGGGGGAGTAGGACTGGGGGAAGAAGTTGGCCGTGAACTCCGCATCCACCCATGCGGCCGGAAACGGCCCGGAGTTGCGAAGCTTGATGGTCAGGTTCCGAGTGTCGGACATGACCTTGAACTGAAACTCCCCGAAGTCGTCCAGCTGGTCGCTATCGATCGGCGTATTGCCGAACTGGTTCACGGTGTAGGTCTTGACGATCTCTGACCGCCCCTCGGGGGTTACGAGGACCTCGTAGTTGGCGGCGTCCCGGTGGCGGATCTTGCCGCGCAGGACCTTGGTAGTGCCATGCACGGCGGCCCCGTTGCCGTCGCGGACGAACAGCTCCGAAAGCTCCACCTCGGCAACGTACGCCCGGCCGATGAAGGCGGGGACATCGGTGCCGTCGGCGTTGTTCTCGTAGTCGCCGTCCACCGTGACGGTGGTGCTGCCGCTCGACGCGGCGACGACGAAGCCCAGTACCGGGGTTCCGCCGGCCTTTACGGTCGCGGTGTCCCAAGTAGGGGCCAGCACGACCGTATCGATGTCCGCGTCCTCGTAGGGAAGAGTCCAGGTGGTCTTGTTGGTGCCGGTGTTGTAGACCCCTTGCACCTTGACCTTGCGGTCGCAGCGCACGGAGTACCCCAGCGTCTGTGCGGGGGTGCCGTCGGTGTCCTGTTCAGGCTCCCCGAGGGCCATGCGCTCCAGATACCAGAGCGAGCCGCGCTTCATGACGAGGTACAGGTAGTCGTCGAAAACGTAGCACGAGATGATCTCGCCCACGCCGGGGAAAGTCCAGCGATACCACCCGGAAAGGACGCGACGGCCGTCGTTACCCATGACGGACTTGTTGACGTAGATCGCGTCGGTGTCCGCAAGGGTCAGCACGAACAGCTGATCGTGGGCCTGCGAGGCGGTCATGTAGTGGGCCTCGGCGGGGATGTACCCGCGGACCCGCTGAGTGATGTCGGAGGCTACGTTGGTGACCTGAGAGGGCGAGTAGTCGTACTCGTAGATCAGCATCGAGAAGTCGCGCTGGCCTGCGAAGTAGAGCTGGCTGCCCTTGGTCACCGGCTCGACGTAGTCTACGCCGAAGACCTGCGAGGAGTCGTAGAACTGCACCGACTGGGGCGTAATGGGCCCGTTGGCCCGCAGCTCTACCTGCCGAGAAGCGTTGGTGAGCAGGATCAGTGACTCGCGGAACGGCTCCGCGAAGATCACGTTGGCCTGCCGGTTGCCCTGCACTCCCTCGTCGATGGGGTCGCCGTCGGTCAGGAGGGCGGTTGAGTTGATCCAAAGGTTGAACAGGTCGCCCGCGCGGGACGACACCACCCGCTCGCCCGACACGAACCAGAAACGCCCCTGATGGAACGTGACGTCCGACAGGGCGTTCCCGATGAAGCTCGGGCCGGGGTTGGTGGTGCTGTCCCCGGCGTACCGGGCGGTCCAGTTGACGAACTGTAGGACGAACTTGGTGCCGTCGTACGCCAGCCGGAGCGGCATGGTGTCCCGCTTGAGGAAGCTGTTGGCCCCTTCGGTGGGCAGGCGCTGGAACCACGGCGGCTGGGTGCTGCTGACGGCCCACCAGAACCCCTGAGGGAGTCCGATGTCATCGTCACGGGCGTACCAGATGGCGTCGTTGTCGATGAAGCCGCCGGTTACGAGGGTGGCACGGGCAGGGTAGGCGACGACCGTGGACGGCGGCTGGTCGAAGTCCGACCATGCCTCCACGTTCTGGTCGTAGGTCTGGGATCGCACGGTCGCTGACTGTGCCGTGTTGCGGTAGGTGATGGCCGTGCCCTCAAGGGCCGTGACCACCTCGCGGTTCAGGATGAACGAGGAGTCCTCGATCTGCACCGCGCGGAACCGCTGGCGGGCCGTCTGGCTTCCGGCGGTCAGGTAGCCGATCATGGCCACCACGTCGGTGTCGGAGTCGTCGAGGGCCACCTCGGATCCGGAGGAGTCGAGCGCCTCCACCGTGACCTTGTTCCCGGTAGTTACGTTGAACGCCTGGATCACGTCGAGCTCGTCGGCGGCGTCCGGGTCGATGAAGACCACGAACCGCTCATTCTCGTCCCGGTCGATCCAGTAGGTGTAGACCGTGTTTGCGGGCTCTGCAACATCCAGCTCCTCGGCGGCCCCCTCTCCGGCGATATGCTCGGTGGCGTTGCGCTTGTCGGCCCCTCGGTGGGGCAGCATGTCCACGTTGTCGCACTCTTCCAGCTCGAACGGAAGGCGCTGGGACTGCGAGATGCGACTCACACCGCCGAGAAATGACGGCACGGAGATGGGCGCGAAAGGCATCAGTCATTACTCCGCAGGTCGTTGTAGGGCCAGTGCCTCGGAGTCCATGCCCGCCCCACGCGGGGGCCTTGGGCGCGTCCGTCGAAGAACTGGTTGTGGGGAGTGGATCGCATGTTGTACTGGCGGCCCTCTGCGCGGGATCGGGCGGCCCGTTGGGCGAGGAGGCCCAGAGCCGAGTTGCTCGGGAGGACGGCTTGTGCGTACTCGAAGGCCGCTTCGTCCGCGATCCAAAACTGGATGGGGAAGGGGAGGTCCTCGAAGTCCAGCACCTGCGTGATCTGAACATAGACCACGTTGTCGTCGTCGAACTGATCCGTGGCGGGGTCCTTGTCCCCATCATACAGCCGGAAGTCGCCGTTCACTTCCCGAAAGAAGTAGTTGCGGTACGCATGTTCGTTCCACCCCCGCACCGAAGCGGTGTTGATCGGGAGGACGACTCGGTTGTTGTTGCCGGTGTCCGGGGTAAACGAGGTTTCGGTGGTGTTGCAGTGAAGTCCGTGCATCTGCACTCGGCGGTTCACCTCGTCGAGGACCTGCTCCGCAATGAGCGAGTCCGTTTCTCCGCCCAGTCCGAGGGTGGAGACGGGGTGTTCATGGGCGGCACGCAGAATGCGGTTGACGGCCTCCAGGCGTGTCAGGTTGGAAAGGCTCATAGGAGGGTAAACTGCCTGCGCCGAAGCTCGTCGATGTCCGCATCGTTGGCGGAGATGGCGTTGCTGTTGGCGCTGATGTTTGAGGTGTTCGTGGCCACGTCAGCCGCCAAGGTCACGTTGACATCGCTGAGGCGGCGCACTTCCTGCTTGAGCAGGGCGCGGATGACTTGGCGGATTCTGGACTCGGTGGGGGCGTCGGTCTGTTCGCGGGGCCGTAGGGGCATCAGGTGACCTCCACGCCGCCGAATGTGAATGTAAGGGCGCTGGCCACGCTGGTGCGGACCGCGAGGTTGCCGGCCGAGTCCACGGGCCAGTAGACCTTCTCGTAGACGGTCGTGTTGGCAGCGATGCTGAGGTCCCAGATCAGCGCCGTGGACTCGTCGTAGGTCGTGCCGTCATCGTCGTGAAAGACACGGGCCAGTGCGGGGGACGCCGTGGTGTTGGCGATCGTCATGAACACGACAACGCCCGTGGTGGAGGCGGGAGGGCTGTAGACCTGCGTGTTGCTGGTGTTGGCAGGCCGGGCCTGCGCCAGCTGCTTTTCGGTAAGAGCCATGAAGCCTCCAGAAATACCCCAGGACCCCCGAAGGGGCCCCAGGGCGCTGTGAGAGGAGAGTCTGAATCAGGCGAGGCGGGTGATCGAGGCCACGCGGGTGACCGCCCCCTCGGCACAGAGCAGGTACACGTTGCCCTGCACCAGAGTCTGGGCGTTGGAGGCCCACGCCGCCGCATCGGTCACGTCGTCGGCGGTCGCCACGAACATGGTAAGGTGCGAGTCGGAACCGGCGCCGCTCAGGTCGGCGTCGGCAAGGCCCTGCACGGCGGTCGAGGCGTTCACGGCGGTGCCGGACGACGGGTCCAGAATGGCAGTGACGGCCGTAAAGACTCCGGCCGTGTTCTCGATGATGTCGATCACCGCATAGTCGAAGTCACCGAGCGGCTCGGCGGTGGCCGACGCGGCGGCCTGTCGAGCCACGAGGTAACGACCGACCGACAGGAGGTCGGCGGGGCCAAGATCGTACACGGGAGAGCCTTCGCCAGCCGACACGTCGGTGCCGGTGCTGGTGAGGCGGATGTCTTCGGTGCGCCAGCCGACCTGACGGAGGACGGGATCACGCTCCTTGGCGGAGGGGCGCTCGGAAGAGCCACCGACGCCGTCCGACAGCGTCGGGCCGCGGCGCTTCGGGGTGAATCGGGTGTTGTAGATAGCCATGTATCAGTTATCCGGATTAGGTGTTGTCGTCAACGAGCTCGATGGCGCACTCGGGGCGGAGGGTTCCACCACCGGAGAGCATCTTGGCCACGAACAGGAAGTCCTGGCGGCTGATGTCTCGCTCCATCTCGGTCATGATGTCCATCTTCATGACGAGCGCAACTGCGTCGGTCTGCCAGCAGATGCCGCGAGTCAGGGTGAAGTCACCCTGGTACTTCGCCTCGTCGTCCGACGACAGATCCTGACCGTTCGGAAGCAGGTTGGTGCGCGAAATGTTGATCCCGTTGTACGAGATCGTGGACGGGAACATCGGCACCGCACCGGGGCCGAACTGCTCCTGGCCGCCCGACGGGCCGTACTTGCCCTCATTCTCCATGAAGAGGGGGGTCCGGCCGTTGTTCAGATCCGAGGCCGATCGGGGCGAGCCGTACTGTCGGATGCCGTGCCACGCCGGAACGTCCACGACGCAGTTTCGTCCCTGGAAGGGCACTCGGAGCTGGTCCCACCGTACGATGTTCAGGTCCAGACCTTCCAGGAACTTACCAATCTGGTCATCGGTGGGGGCGGTGCCAGCGGTGGGCTGGAAATCGATGGATCGGGCAGTGCCCGCGCCGTCGGTGCCACCACCGGGGAAGTTGGAGTTGGTGCCACCGAAGAGCGAGGTCGGGGTCGCGCGCGAGGCGTTGATCAGGAGCCGCAGGGTGTAGCGGTCCTGGGCCTCCGCGAGGGCCTGAGCGGCCTGAGCGGCCATCTCGGAGCGAGTCTCGAAGTGGCTCATCATCTGGTCGATGTCGTCGAGCCGGAAGTGGCTCACGAGAGGACGCTCGTCCAGCGTGATGGTCAGCTCGGTCTGCTCGCTGTCCAGGCCGAGGAGCTTGGTGCCGACACCGTGCCGCTCAGCGCCGATACCGCCGAGTCGCGGGAAGCGCGCAGTGTTGCCGCTGGCAATGTTGGCCCGCTTCACCATCTGGCTGATGTAGACGTACTCGTTGAAGCGAGTAAGAACTTCCCCGCCGAAGACAGGAAGGTAAAGATCGTCGAAAGCGGGAACGCCAAGGGCGCTGTTCGATCCAAAACGGATCGGGTTGGAGTTAGCCGACATTGGCTTCTCCTTGTACTAAGTGTCCTTGCCTTGCAGGTTGTCCTTGTGATGAGGTTGTCCGCACCATGCGGGCCTCGATGGGGCCTACTCTCCACGAGGCTCCGGGCTGGGGCGCTGTGCGGCGATGCTCCGGTTCGTGGGGGCTGTATAATAGCGCGGGCGGGAGTCGAACCCGCATCCCCAGACTAGCATCCGGGCGCTCTACATTGAGCTACCGCGCAAACCATCAAGTGATGATGCCCTGATCGTACACGGACGGATCGAGGCCGGTGTTCATGCCGAGCCGCTTGTACACCAGCGCCCGATAGTCGGGATCGGTGCGGTAGCGGGGGTCGGACATCCACGCCTGGCGCTCGGCCGCATCGCGGAAGGGCTTGATCTGGCTGTTGGCCGACGGCATTGCGCCGCCATTGACCTCGACCAGCGTTCCGGACTCTCCGAGGGCACCCGCGGTGCGAGCGCGCTCCTTGAGGCCGATGAGAATCATCTCTCCATTGGGGCCTTGGAGGTCCCTGAGGAGGCTCTTGCGCTGCTCGGCGCTCATGTTCTGCTTGGCCCAGCTCAGGGTGGCGTCAAGAGTCTCCTTGCCGCCGACCAGCTCGGCCGCGCGGGCCATGTCGGCCTGCTGCTTGGCCCTAAGACCGGCGGCAGTGTTCTCCACTACCTCGGTCGGGACGCCCAGCTGGCGCAGCTGCTCCCGAGTCTGGTCGCTGATCGAGCCCGTGGTGGCGATCTCGTTCCTCAGCGCGTCCCAGGCCTGATTGGGCTCGACGCGAGGGGCGTCGTTCAGCGCATCGGCAAAGGTACCTTGCTCGGGGGCGGGCGCAGGAGCGGGCGCAGGGGCGGGCTCGGGAGCTCGCGGCGCTTCACGGACCACGTTGACGGGCTCACCGCTCTGGCGGCGCTCCAGCTCAAGGTACGAGCCGAGAAGGGCGTCCACGTTGATGGTGCCGTCCTCTCCCCGGAACTTGGCCGGGACCTGCGAGGGGTTGTTGAGCGCCAATCGGACCGACGCCTCGGCGCGGCCCTCAGGGGTCCCCAGATCGGGGGCCGGATTCTGTTCGTCGGTCATGCGTTCTCCTCAGGGGGTTGGTTCATGCCGGCCTGCATGCCCATCATGGCGGCCTGTTGGGCCATGGCCTGTTGCTGGGCGGCCTGCTGCTCCTGCTGGAGCTGTTCCTCGGTCTTGACGCGGCCTTCCGTCTCAAGACCCATCGACTGCCACCAGTCGCGCGCGATGGCGGTCCAGTTGAGGACCGCCAGCGCCTCGGGCGGCAGGTTGCGCATCCGCTCGATGGCGGCGTCCAGCTTCTCTCGCTCGGCCTCGCGGTTCAGGATCTCCAAACCGGCTCGGATCCGCATCTTGACGAACCCGCCCGCCTTGTTGATCTGATCCACGATCTCCCGCGGCAGCTTCGGCTGGCCATTGTCCGCCAGCTGGCGGCTCATGACGTACAGCACCCGCCGAAGGACGGGCTCTTGCAGCTCGCGTGCGATCATGGACAGCACACCACCCAGCTGGCCCTCCAGCTCCTGCGCGAGGAGGGAGACCTGCCTGGCGGTCACGCGCTCGCCCTGGGGCTGCACGGCGCTGTTCATCAGGAACCGGCGGCCGACCACCTGCTCGCGGTGGGCGAGGGCTTGGAAGGTCGCCTGCACCTGCGCGGCGTTCTGGAACTGGAGGGGGAACACGTCGCCGGGTGTCGCCGGGACGAAGTCGCCGTTGATGGACCGCTTGAGGTCCTCGATGTCGGTGATGCCTGCCGGGTTCACGCCCCACCGATACTCGGCGTTGAGCATGACCCCGTCGAGCAGGGCGGCGGCGAGGGCGTCGAGGGCCCGGATGTCGCCCATGGTGTCCTCCACGAGGGAGACGCCGTATGGCTCACCGGCCACGCCACCCCAGCGAACCGGGAAGTAAGGCGACACGTCGTGGACCTTGCGTCCAATCTCTTCGTCGCGGAACTCCTGCACCACCTCGACCTTGCCGTTGGGCAGCTTGGTGACCTTGGTGTACAGGGCCTCCCAGTCCTCCCCATGAGCCGATCGATAGACGTACGGCGGGGATGAGGGGTTGGGTGTGCCGCCCTTGGGGAGGTTGGGCTCCTCGTCGGGGATCACGGCTTCGCACAGAATCAGCTCGAACCAGTCCCCCTCGTGCTTGCGGCGGACCACGAACTGATCGAAGCGGAACACCCGGAAGTTGAGGTTGTCGTCCATGTGAACGACGCAGTCTCCGACCACGATGGCGTGCTTGATGGCCAGGTGTACGGCAGACCGGAGGTTCGTGGGAGCCAGCTCGTCCATGACCCGCGTCTCTAGGCGGGCAAGGCTGGCGGCCAGCTCCGTGTCGTCGCGGCCCTGAGGGGCCACGGGGGAGTCGATGAGCAGCTCAAAGATCGATTGGCCGTTGAGCGGGAATACGACGCTGGTGATCCGGGATGCGAGGGCGTTCGTGCCCTCGGCCGGCAGCATGCTGAACGGTACGGGCAGATCCGTGTGGATCGACTTGCCCTCGTACGGCAGCAGGGACGGGATCGTGAACGAGCTGCACTCGCGCTTTCGGTAGAGGGCGTAGCTTCGGTCCTGATCCAGCCGGTAGAACTCTTCGCGAATGGTCATCAGGTCAGCCCCAGCACGCCGGGTCCGAACGAAGTAAAGAACTGCGACGAGCCCAGATTGATGGTTTCGGGGTCGAACGAGAGCTGCTGGAAGAACCCGGCGAGGTCCTCCATGCTGATCTGCTCGAACGGCGCGGCCTGCCTCTCGGGCACGGCCTGCAAAGACTCGAAGGTACCGCCGACCTGTCGGCGCTCACCGAAGCGGCTCAGGTCCTCGGCGCTGGTCTGCTGCACCTGGAGGGCCAGAGCGGCGGCCTGCCTACGGCGCGCGAGGCGTCGGGCGTTCTGTGCGCGGATCAGCGCTTCCTGCTCGTGAGGGAGGGGGAGGCCAGTGACGGTTTCTCCGCCCGACTGAATCTCCGCCATTGGAAGACTCCTTGGGGTTCTGGATTCGATATGCGGTGCGCAGGGCTCCGACGGTTGCGTCGATTCCCGCCTGAGTGTACAGAGCCATGAGGGCGCCGTCGCTGTTTCGTGCCCGGGCACGCCCGGCGTTCGTGGCCTGTCGGTCAGCCCAGTCTTCCAGCCACTCCATCAAAGCAGTCGGAATCGGCGGACAGGGCTTCGATCTCTCGGATGAGGTCATCAGGCGTCTCTCCTTTCAGCGTGTGCCCCAGGGCACCAAACAGTACCCTCACGGGCGAAGTGCAGTTCCAGGCCGGGGCAGGCCACAGCCCGAGGTACCGCAGGACGGTCCTCAGCGGCTGGCTCTTCCGCTTGGCGATGTCTTGGGCCGCCTGCTGGAAGGCCTGCATCTGCTGGGACGTGGCCGTAAACTCCACGGCCACGGCCTTGAAGGCCCGACGGGTGGAGAAAGCGCTGCGCGCCCAGTCCCCGGCGCGCAAGGCCCGGCCTCGGACCCCTCTGATCTGCCCCATTCCCTGCTCCCACACCACATCCTCCAGCGAGAGGCAGATGTGAGAATAGGTAAGCTTGGCCTTGCGTGCCCACCAAGGGGTCTTGCTGGGTACAGGGGCTAGGGCGTAGACACAAAGCGTGATTTCTGGATTCAGTACTCTTTTTGTGTCACTCATTCCAGTCGCCTTCCTGCTCCAGGGAGCGCTCCGGGGTCCACGGCACCGCCACACGGGCGTCAGGGTCCCAGTCGCAGGCCCGGAGGATGCGGGCGCAGCGGGCCTGGGCCAGGCACTGGTCCCGGCTCTTGCCTGATTCCTCGTACGCCTCGGTGCAGCGCTGGTAGGCGATCCGCAGGGAGTCGGGGTCCCCGATAATCTTGCGGGCCCGCTTGGGACCTACGCCCTTGATGCCCGGGAACCCGTCCACGGCGTCCCCTTGCAGCCACTGGGCGCAGAAGTTGAGGTCGGCCTCCCGGCGGGAGACGTAGACAGGGAAGTCCTCGGCGTACGGGTTGAGGTGCCAGCCCGGAATCTGCCGGAGGTCCTTGTCACGAGTCACCAGCACCGGGTTTTCGATGCGGCCGTTGGTCCCCATGATGCCCATGAGGTCGTCAGCCTCCAGCCGTGGCGCGGTGTAGGTCCGGGCGCTCATGTCCCGGATGCACTGTCGCGCAATCTCCAGCATGGCCGGAGGGTCGCCGGTGCGGTGCGCCTTGTACAGGGGGTAGTGGTCGCGCCGGAAGTTGTTCTCTCGGCTGTCGGAGTACAGGACGACCCAGAAGCGGCAGCACGCCTGCGCCGCCCACCCCTTGACCGTGGCCTGTACCCGCTCCATCAGGTCGAAGGCGTCGGCCTGCGTGGCGTGAGCCCATGCCGCCGCCTCGTGGGCGAGGTAGTCTGCGTCGATGAGGGCCGTGCGGATAACATGATACTCACTCACGGGCACGATCCGCGGCGATCTCCCCGCACCACTGAGCGCGCATGGTCTGCACGATCTCTTCCAGCTCCGCGGCGGAACCGTTGTTGGTCACGATGAAGTCGAACGTCTGGTCCGGTTCCTTGAGCAGCGAGTAGTTGATGGCCAGATCCTCGGAGGGATCGCGCCGCCACTTGTCCCACTGCTCAGGGTCGGTCGGGAGACCGAGCCGACGCCACCCGTCGATGAACACGAGAGTGCCGCCCCACTTGCGGATCAGGTCGATCTCGTTCTGGTAGCGCACGTCGTCCACGATCACGAGCGTCTCGTGCCAGTTGTCGTGGCCTCGGTCTTCCAGCTCTGCCGCCTCCAGCTTTCGGAAACGGGTATCGGTCAGCTCGACCCAGTAGTCCGGGCCGGTGTGGGGCGGGGAGAACTCGGGATCCCGGAAGTTGCCGCCGACGTACTGGCAGAACTTCCGGTACAGGTCGGGGCGTGCATCCTTGTCCGCACCAAGGGCGGCACAGGCATCCTTGAGGGGCCCGGCGAAACGCTCCATCCTGGGAGTGTAGCCGTTCTCGAACGCCGTGCGAGCAAGCATGTTGGCTGCGGTGGACTTGCCCGCCTGAGCGAGTCCGCCAAAGGCAACGATACGCATGAGTGTCTGTCCTTTCAGTATCAGGCCGAGCGCCACCAGAGGATGACATTGTCCCACCATGATCGATGGAACTTGATGTTCGCCTCAAGGCGTGTGAGGCGTCTGTCTACTTCTGCGGCGTCAACAGAACGCAGGGCGCGCTCTCTGTCCCGCTCTTCGGTGATGGCGTCTAGCCGCCCTTCGAGATCCGATATTCTTTGCAGGGCATTCACATGCTCCTGCCACGATACGGGGTCCTTGGTAGGTAGCATCAGTGAGTGTCCGCCCATGAGGCCCCCACGGCATACTCGCCGTCAAGAGGGCACAGGATGTTGAGGCGCTTGCCCGCCTCCTTGATTGACCATGGGATCAATCTTCCCACCTCCTCGGCAATCTCGGGGCGGGTCTCAAGCTGGAACTCGTCGTGGGCGTTCAGCATGTAGGCGAAGTCCTTGCCCCACTTCCAGCCCCGCTCACGCAGGGCGTGCTCATGCAGGACCAGCGCCAGCTTCATGACGATGGCCCCGGAGCCCTGCAGCAGGGTGTTAAGCGCGGCGTGTTGAGAGCGCACCGGGGCATAGCGCCCGTCGGGCAGGGGCAGCCGCTTCTGGCTGCTGGCCTGCTCCTGACACCACTCGATCAGCTTGCCAAGGGCCGGAATGTTGCGCTTGACCCGGGCCTTGAAGGTCGCGCCGATGTTGGCACGGTTGCGAGAACCGTACGTCGCGCGCTGTTCCTTGCTGAGCGACTGGTGGTCAGCGATCGTCTCGCCCAGCTTGTAGTCTCCGGCACCGTAGACCCAGGCGTAGAACGTCTCCTTGCACTGGGGGCGTGTCAGGAGACCACCGGCCTGCATGTTCATGGTGTGGACATCTCCGTCCACCACCTGTCGGGCGTACTCGCCGCCGTCCCACCGGGCCAGCGCGTGGCCCAGCATGCGCAGCTCCAGGCCGCTGGCGTCACCGCCGACCATGAGCCACCCCGGGCGAGGCTTCCACAGTGAACGGCACTCCCAGCCATACCGGCCAGCGTAGCCCATGAGGGGCCCGTCGGGCCCATTCTGGACCTTGGGACAGGCGGTCTGGTTGGGCTGCGAGTGGGTCATGCGACCCGTCGCAGCGCCGCAGGTGTTGATGTACGGGTGGATGCGGCCCGGGGTGCGGCTGTGCCGAGCTCGGGTCACCCAGTCCTCCAAGTGCTGGAGGCGCTTGCCTGCCAGCTGGTAACGCAGGAGCAGCGCCGCCTCGGGGAAGTCGAGACTCATCAGCACGTCCTCGGTCACGGAGGCGTTGCCCGCATCGGTGCGAGGCGCCACCCACCCGTACTTCTGGTGCAGGCGGTCCGCAATCTGATTGGACGATCCGGGATTGAACGGATGCTCCTTGGTGCGGTGCGGGCCCTTGACGAGGAAGGGGGCAAGGTCCTTGTCCACCTCCTTCTTGGTCTCATACAACGCACCATCCGGTCCTTGCCACCACCGGGCGCGCATGGTCTCCACACGGGGTGGGAAGACGGCTTGCAGCTGGTCGTAACACTCGGCCTGCTCCAGCACCAGCTGCTCGATCAGGCGCTCCCCGGCATCGACATCGATCGAAACCCCATTGTCCATCTGCTGGGCGAGGATGCGGGAGACCCGATGCTCCAGCTTGAGGGCGGGGAGAAACTCGGCCGCCTTGGGCTGGACGAACTCGTACACGGCCGTGCTGGCCGCCACGTCCCGAACGCAGTAGTCCTCCATCTCCTGCGTCCACTCGTCCCACGTCCCGGTGTACTCACCCTTGGTGGTTCGGCCCGCCGCCTTGGCCAGCGCATCGAGGGAGTTGCCACCGTGCGGGTGGTTCTTGCGGTCGGGCCAGAGCAGGCGAGCGGCCACGAGGGTGTCGTACACCGTGCCGGTGATGTCGCCACCATACAGGCGGCGCAACACGGTGAGGTCGTACTGGATGATGTTGTGTCCGATGATGAGGTCGGCGGCGCACAAGCGCTTCCACCCCTCGGCAATAGTGTCCTCGGAGTCGTTGCGCCGGTAGACCGTCGTCTCTCCATCGGGGTAGGATCGGACCACCAAGAGGTGGACCTTGCGGCACTCGGGGAGCGGCCGACCCTTGCGGTCAAGGGTCAGCTCGCTCAGGCCGTCGGCCTCGATGTCGA